AACAAAAGCAAATAGAGAATTAAACTAAAACAAGGTGTTTGAAATATTTGTCAAACACACTAAAGGGTAATTAACCCACAACATAGGAGAAAGTAATTATGGGTATTGATTTAAGTAAGATGAAGGCAAAGTTAAGTGCTGTGCAGAACCGTGGCAGCGGTTCAAAGAAGTCAGCATTTTGGCGTCCAGAGGATGGTGAGCAAACGATTCGTATTGTTCCCACAGCAGATGGAGACCCCTTTAAGGAGTTCTTCTTCCACTATAACCTGGGTAAGAACGCAGGGTTCTTGTCACCAAAGAAGAATTTCGGTGAGGACGACCCGTTGGATACTTTTATCCGCCAACTCTTCAACGAAGGTACTGAGGAGAGCACCAAGATGGCAAAGTCTCTTATGGCACGCCAGCGGTTCTTTTCGCCCGTCATTGTCCGAGGACAAGAGGAAGAGGGAATTAAGATTTGGGGATACGGTAAGCAGGTTTATGAGCAGTTACTCAATCTCGTCCTCAACCCAGAGTACGGAGATATCACGGACCCACAAGAGGGCACAGACCTTCTCTTGAGTTACGGTAAACCAGCAGGAGCGTCCTATCCACAAACCAAGTTGATGCCAAGTCGCCGAACGTCTCAGATGTGTAAGGACTTGGAGGGAGATGCTTGCGCTCAGTTATTGGAGACTATTCCAGAGTTCAACACGCTCTTTGAGCGTAAGACACCACAAGACGTGCAACAGATGCTTGACGAGTATCTCGCAGATGATGGTTCCGCAGAAGAACTTTCCTCTGAGACTACAAAGTATGGTGGTTCAAATACCACTACGACAGCACCAAGCGCTTCTGGCGGTACAAGTGTTGACGATGCGTTCAAGGAATTGCTTGGTTCCTAAATAGACCAACTGTCTGAATTGGGGTGCAACAGCACCCCTTTTCTTTATTGCGAAGGAGAAGATGATATAAATGGCAAAGATGAAGCAGGCAACTGGTAAGATGTCTATGGCAGACATTCGAAAGTTGATTAATAAAAAAGCGGGCAGAGATGTTGCCCACAACCTACAAGAGGAGAACCCAACTGATGTAAAGCAGTGGATTCCAACTGGTTCACGCTGGTTGGATTCTATTATTGCTACAGGCAAGTTGGCGGGTATCCCTGTTGGTAAGTACACAGAGATTGCAGGACTGGAAGGTTCTGGCAAGTCTTATCTTGCAGCAGGAGTTGCGGCAAGTGCACAGAAGTCAGGAATAAATGTTGTCTATTTCGACTCCGAGTCAGCAATCGATTCTCAATTCTTGGAGAGAGCAGGTTGTAACCTAGATGAACTGATGTATGTCCAGGCAGAATCCGTAGAGTTTGTGTTGGAGACAGTTGAGGATTTGTTGAGTATTGATAATCAGTGGTTATTTATCTGGGACTCACTTGCTTTCACCCCTTCCATTTCAGACATCGAGGGAGACTTCAATCCACAATCCTCTATGGCAGTCAAACCCAGAATTCTTGCAAAAGGGTTATCTAAATTGACTGTACCCATCGCCAACGCTAATGCAACTCTTTTAATCTTAAACCAGTTGAAGACGAACATTACAAGCAACATTGCAGAGGCAATGACGACACCTTACACAACTCCAGGTGGCAAAGCAGCACAGTATGCTTATTCACTGCGTATTTGGTTGACAAAACCAAAAGGTAAGGCAACTTTCATTACTGACGACAATGGGTTCAGAATTGGTTCAACGGCAAGGGTTAAGTTGGAGAAGTCTCGATTCGGCACCACAGGCAGGCGCTGCGAATTTCAGATTCTATGGGGCGCTGGACTTTACGGAGTTCAGGATGAGGAAAGTTGGTTGGACGCCATCAAGGGTTCCGACCGATTAAAGACATCAGGTGCCTGGTACACTCTCGTGACTGACGATGGGACTGAGTTGAAGTTCCAGAGAAAGCAATGGTCGGACAGGTTGCAAGACGAAACTTTTCGTCAAGCAGTATTTTCTATTATGGATGAGCATGTCATTATGAAATTCAAAAATCGTGAAGGCAATGTCTCAGACTTCTATGATGAAGAAGAAGTAACCGAGGACAAAGCAGAATAGTAAAATAAATTATTTTTTACTTGACAGCAAACCCCTAGTTTGATAGTATGATGTCAACTAGGGGTTTTTTATTGGAGAATTTATGAAGAAGAATAAAGTAATGATAATTGATGGAACGAATAATTTTTATCGTTCATACATTGTGGACCCAAGCATGTCAACAAATGGTGCCCCAATAGGCGGCGTGAAGGGTTTCTTCAAAACACTTCAAAAATTGTCAAGAGAAATACAACCAGACCAGATTGTCATCTGCTGGGACGGTGCAGATGGTTCGAAGAAGAGAAGGTCTATTGTTAAGACCTATAAAGACGGACGCAAACCAATCCGCCTTAATAGAACGGACAGAATCCTTACCGAAAACCAAGAGAAGGACAATAAAATCTGGCAGCAGGTAAGGTTGATGGAGTACCTCAATGAATTACCTGTAATGCAGTTCGTTCTTGATTCAGTGGAGGCAGACGACATTGTTGCTCTCGTAGCACAAGATGCTCGATATGACGGGTGGTTCAAGGTCGTTGTGTCTTCCGATAAAGACTTCTTCCAGTTATGTGACGATGAGACTGTTATTCACCGCCCTATTCAAAAAGAAACGTTGAATAAACCAAGGGTAATAGAGCAGTTTGGTATCCACCCAAGGAACTTTGCTCTTGCTCGTGCTATTGCAGGAGATAAGTCAGATAACCTCCCAGGTGTTCCAGGAGTAGGTTTAGGCACCCTTGCAAAGAGGTTTCCTTGCTTGGCGGAGGATAAAGACTATACATTGCAGGAACTTGTGAACCTCTGTGAAGAAATAGAAAAACCATTAAAAGTCCATGAAGGCATTATGGATAACCAGGGTATCATAGAACAGAATTACAAGATGATGCAACTTTACTCTCCTTTAATTTCTATTCAGGGGAAGCAGAAGATAAAATATGCACTTAATAATTTTGAATTCCAGTTCAATAAAACTGAGGTGGACAAGATGATGGTCTATGATGGTTTCGGAACTGTAAATTTCACTGACCTCTACGCTATTTTTAGAAGAATATGCGTTGACAACTCTAACAAATAATGTTATCATCGTAAAATAAACTATAGGACATCAAATGGCGGCATCGGTAATAAAAGAGAAGACAGACTTTTCACACTATGGCACAAAGTTCCAAGAGGGACTTGTTCAGATTATCTTAGACGATAGAGTCTTCGCAGACCAGGTAATGGAAGTCTTCGACTATGATTTTTTGGAATTGGGGTACCTTCGCTCTTTCGTGAAACTTGTATTCAACTATCGTGAGAAGTACGGCACGCACCCCAATAGGGACACTATGCTCACAATAGTGAGAGCAGAACTGGACAGCGAGACCGACTTATCGAAAAAGCAGATAAGAGACTACTTCTCTCGTCTATCGGCATCACCAGTTGAATTTACCTCTGCTCCATATATTAGGGATACTTCCTTGGAGTTTTGCAGGAAGCAAAATGTGAAAAAGGCGATGCTGAAGTGCGTGAATTTGGTAAAGACGTCTTCATTTGATGAGATAGCAAAGATTATCACAGAATCTATCACCCTGGGTTCCAGCAACGAGGTTGGATACGACTACCTGAAGGATTTCGAGAAGAGGTTTGAAATAACCTTGAGAAATCCAGTAGGAACAGGATGGGTTCCCGTAGACAATATCACAGGCGGCGGTCTAGGTTCGGGCGAATTGGGAGTTTGCATTGCTCCAACTGGTGCTGGCAAGTCTATGGCACTTGTACACCTTGGTGCAGAGGCGTTGAAGCAGGGAAAGACGGTAGTGCACTACACACTTGAACTTGGGGACACTGTTGTCGCCAGAAGATACGACAGTTGTTTGACTGGTATTGAGTTGGGCAAAGTTGTCTATAACAAGGACTATATTCTTGGAAAGATTAAGGACATTGAGGGACGCCTCATTGTGAAGGAGTATCCAACAAAATCTGCCTCGACGAATACCCTAAAAACACATCTGGAGAAGTTGGTACGTCGTGGTGAAGACATCGGGTTGATTATCGTTGACTACGGAGATTTATTACGCCCAGTTTCTATGCAAAAAGAGAAGAGAAATGAACTAGAGTCTATTTATGAAGAGATGCGAGGCATCGCACAGATTTACGGTTGTCCGCTCTGGACAGCATCTCAAACGAATAGGTCAGGTAAAAATGCAGAAATCGTCACAACAGAACATATCTCAGAAGCATTTAACAAGTGCTTTGTCGCTGACTTCATATTCTCGTTGTCAAGAAACAATGAGGATAAGATTACAGACTCTGGAAGGATTTTTATAGCAAAAAACCGCAATGGAGCGGATGGTCTGACTTTCCCAATACACATGACTACAAAGAATGTTAGAATAAGAGTTTCTAACACGCAAAACCTTCAGGGAGCAATGCCCCAGAAGTCTTCCGATGTTGTTAAGCAGCAGGCGGAGTCATTGAAGGAAAAATATAAAAAACACAGAACAAACATTATGAATAAGAAAAAGGAGAACAACTGATAATGTACACAGAAGAACAGGTTAGGAAGGCAACCTTAGATTACTTCCAGGGCGATGAACTCGCCACTAACGTCTTTATGACGAAATATTGCCTTAAAGATAGAGAAGGCAACTTTCAAGAACTAACTCCACGAAATATGCACCAACGTCTTGCGTCGGAGTTCGCTAGAATGGAAACAAAGTTCGGCGGTCCTCGTGCCCTAACCGAAGAGAAGATTTTTGATTATTTAAATAATTTTAAACACATAGTTCCACAGGGTTCACCAATGATGGGCATTGGCAATGATTTTGTTAATGTTTCCTTATCAAATTGCGTAGTAGTTGCATCACCAGAGGATAATGTATCTTCTATTATTAATTCTGGTAGAGATTTGGCAAACCTGTTTAAGCGAAGATGTGGAGTAGGTTTGGATTTGTCCGAACTACGTCCAGACGGTTCTATCGTCAATAACTCAGCAGGAACAACTACGGGTTCTTGGTCATTCGCAGACTTCTATTCTTATGTTTGTAGAATGATTGGTCAGAACGGCAGACGAGGTGCTCTAATGATTTCTATGGATGTTCGCCATCCAGACATCGCACACTTCGTAAAGATGAAGCACGACTTGACAAAGGTTACAGGCGCTAACGTTTCAGTAAAGATTACTAACGACTTTATGCGAGCAGTCGAGGCAGACGAGACTTATGAACTTCAGTTTCCAGTAGGTTCAAGCAATCCGACTACCACTCGTGAGGTTAGAGCAAGGGACGTCTGGGACCAGATTGTTCAGTCCGCAACAGAAACTGCTGAACCAGGAATTCTCATGTGGGATAACATCTGCGATAACCTGCCAGCAAATGAATATAAAGAAGAAGGTTTCGCTACTGTTTGCACAAACCCTTGTGCGGAGATTCCCTTGTCAGCATACGATTCTTGCCGACTTATCTCGGTAAACTTAAAGAATTTTGTTGAAAATTCCTTCACAGAACAAGCAACATTCAATTTCCAAAAATTTACTGAAACTGTCTCGGCAGCAATGCGCCTATCCGACGACTTGGTTGAGTTAGAATTAGAAAAATTAGAGAAGATTATTGATGTAGCGGATACGCAGGACGAAGTAACTCTTTGGAAGAAACTCCATCAGGCAGCGGCAAACGGTCGCCGAACTGGTCTTGGCACTCACGGTCTTGCTGATGCTCTTGCTTGTTTGAATCTTGCTTATGATTCTGACGAGGGTTTAAGGGTAATTTCAGTTATTTACGAGACACTTCGTAATACTGCTTACGGGGAGTCACTTAACCTTGCCACAGAAAGAGGTTCTTTCCCAGTATTCAATTGGGGGAAAGAGCGAGGCAACGCCTTCATTCAAAGGTTACCAGCAGAGATGCAAGACCAGATGGCGACTCATGGCAGAAGGAATATTTCTATCTTGACAAATGCTCCAACTGGTTCAGTTTCTATTATGTCTCAGACAAGTTCAGGACTGGAACCAGTCTTTAGAAACTCTTACATTAGACGACGTAAATTGTCTCATGACGAGGCAAACACCACGCCAGACTTTGTAGATGAGTTGGGCGACGGTTGGAAAAACTTTGAAGTGTTTCACCACAATGCACAAGAATGGTTGGCAGCAAACCGAGGACAGGAACTTCCATCATTCTTTGTTGAGTCAGACCAAATTGACTGGATGAAGCGAGTCGAAATTCAAGAAGCAATCCAGAACAATATTGACCATGCTATCTCTTCAACTATCAACTTACCAGCAGGTACAGAACCAGCAGTAGTTGAGCGACTTTATCGAGAAGGTTGGAGACGAGGGTTGAAGGGAATTACAGTTTATGTCGATGGTTCTCGCTCTGGAGTTCTTGTCACGAACAATGAAACAACTACAGCGGGAGAAATCCCTCAACGTTCAGCACCCAAACGTCCAGAAGAATTAGAGTGCGATATTCACCACACAAGCATTCAAGGTCAACCTTGGACGATTCTTGTTGGCAAAATGGGTGGCAAACCTTATGAAATTCTTGGTGGAGAGTCAAGTCTTATCGAGATTCCAAAGAAGCACAAAACAGGTTCTCTAAAAAAGAATTCTTTTAAGTCAAAAGATAACAGATATGACTTGACTTTCGGTGAAGACGGTGTTATAAAGGATGTTGTAAAGGTGTTCGATAACCCGAACAACTCTGCGTTCACGAGAATGATTTCGCTTGGACTTCGACACGGTGCAGAGGTAAGGTTTATGGTAGAGCAACTACAGAAGGACAAGGGCAGCGATATGTTCTCATTCTCAAAGTGCGTTTCCAGAATCTTAAAGAACTACATTGTTGACGGAACCGAAGCAAGTGACAAGACTTGTCCAGAGTGTGGAAGCACAGAGGGAATGATTTATCAAGACGGTTGCAAGACTTGTAAAGATTGCGGCTACGCAGAGTGCGG